GTGTGCCGATGACGGTGCAGAATCCCGTTGCCACGGTGGACAACTGGGGCCAGCGCGGGGAGGCATTCGTGAACGTGGCCGTGCTGTATTGCCACGTTGAGATGGCGCAGACGAGCGAAACCATGGATGACATGGGAAGCGCGGTTCGCACCGATTGGCGAATCCTTGCCAGTTACCACCAGCAATGCAACACCCGTTCGCGGCTGGTGTGGAACGACAACGGGACGGTTCGCACGTTCAACATCCGGGCTTGCTGGGATCGTGACCAGCGGCGGCGGCGGCTGGAAATCGAAGCAACGGAAATTGTCCCATGATGTTCCGGTACACCGTTTCCGATGCCGAGTTGCGCGACACGCTCGCCAAGTTGCCGCAGCGCATGGTTACGAACGTTCGCAAGCGCGGCATGAGAAAGCCGCTGACGAAGGTGCGCGCCGATTTGCGCGCGCTGTGGCGCAAGGCCAAGTTTCGTGGCAAGGCACCGCACCGCAAGGCCATTGCCGCAGCAACTCGCATCGATATTCGGCGCGTGAAGGGCAACAGCATTCGCGGCATCGTTGGTGTGCAGTACGGCAAGAAAGGCGGTGCCAGGGCGAGCGGACGGCAGCGCATCTATCACCTTCTTGAAAGCGGATTCAAGCACACATCCGCGAAGCACGGCGGAATGCTGGGCGGCATCAAATCAACGCTTGGCATTCGCAAACGAATCCTTGGCCGCAACATTTCCGCCGGATACGTCAAGGCAAACGGGCGGCGCATCTTTAACGAAATCTCTCGCGCAATCTTGGCCGAGGCGCGGATTGCCTTGAAGGGGAAAACGGCATGAGCGTCAACGATGCAATGATGGCCGTGCTGGAGAAACTTTCCACCGCCGCAAGCGCATCGGGATTCCCGATGTTCGCCAGTTTGCGCGCTGCTACTGCGGCAACCCCGTGCTTCATTTGGGATGCATCAATCCAGCGGGTGCCGATCATGCCGAACGGACAATGGGCAAACGGGAAACCGTACTGGCAAATCGAACTGACGGTGACGATGATTTCGGATTCGCTGGATGATTGTTTCGGGATGTTGCAGACACTCCACGAAGAAATGGACACAGGCCCGTACAGCGTCACCATTGGAACCAAGACGTTCAAATTGACTGCGGAGCAGTTTGGCCCGTTCAGCACCGAAGCGGCAACGCCCGATGACGGGAAGCAGGATGCCGAACGGAGCATCACGGGCAGCATCACCATCCATGTAACGGAGCAATGAAATGGCACTCATCCTTGGATACGGCGGCAGCGTTTCTCTCAACTTTCAGGCTGGCGGAAACGTCACATTCCCCGTGCGGAACGTGTCCGTTTCGTTCGAGCGCGGATCGCTGGATGTGACGCAACTTTCGGATTTCCGAGAGAAGCGCGCGCCCGGTCGCTACCGCCGAACGGCCACGTTCGACATGATCGCCCAGGACGGCACCACAGACAACGCACTCCGCACCCACATGGCACCAACGTCAGTTGGCGATGCACAGAATCGGAGCGTTGTGCTTTCGTGGACTGATGCCGGAGGCGTGGCCTACAGCATCACGGGCCATCTGACGAATGCAACCCGAGCCGATGATGGAACTGGCCCCGGCGCATGGAGCCTCACGCTAGAGGAAGCCTGATGCCGATTGACGTTTCCAAGTTCACCAGCCGAGCGCGGGAAGTTGAGATTCCCGAACTTGGCACCGTCATCGTGCGGGAACCGATGCTGGCGGACTACAACCGCGCCCAGCATGATCCGTATTGGTGGGGTGCTTGCGTGTCCATGCTTGACGGTTCGCCGTTGGTGACGAACAACGCCGATCTTGGGCAACTGCGCGGTGACATTGCATCCGCGCTGCTGGAGGCCGTCAACGCTCCGCGCCCTACGGTGCCGCCGAAAGGCGGCTGTGGAGAATCGCCAGCCCGGAACAACGCATGATGATGCCCGGTGCCATTGCCAAGACCGAACTAACCACGCTGGAGCGCGTGGAATATCTGCTTGGCATCTTGGCGTGTGCGACAACCGGCAAGCGGCCACATGAGTTGTTCCCGTGGGTAAGGAACGGAATCGAAGATTTCGCGCGGGAGGTGGGCCGTGGCTGAATCGTTGAAGGCGGTGATTCGCGCGGAGGTTGACCCAAGCGGCGTTGTGTCTGGAGTCAACAAGGCAACCGCCGAATTGCAGCGGTTGAACCAAACCGCCAGCCGTGGTGCCATGGCTGCTGGCGTTACGGCAACACTCAACGGCATTCAGGTTGCGTATCAAGTTGTGGCAAGCATCGTTGGCAAACTCAACGAGCGCGCCAAGAGCCTCACCGACATTACCACCAAATACGATGTGCAAGCCGCAAACGCCAAGACGCGGTTTGAGGTTGAGCAAATCAAGGCCAACAAGCGGATTGCCGCTGCGTTGTCGCCGTCCGTGCAGGAATCGTTCCGGCTGCAATCGGCGGCTGCGGCGAATGAAGCCGCACGAATCGAATCACAGAAGCGATTGATTGGCCCCGGAATTGTCGGGCAAACACGGGCTGCGTTGGCCGGACAAAACCTCACCAACATTGCGTCTGATCTTGGCGGGGCTGGTGTTGGAACCGTTGCCAACGCACCGTCAGACATACAAAACAGAATCGGCCCAAATGCAGGATTGGCGTGGGACAAAATGCGGCGTTGGGCAGTCAATGTTGGTGACGAAATCACGAAGCGATTGAGGAGCGCGGACTAATGGGCACATGGGTTGCAATTGAGCGCGCCGAGAGCCGTGTTTGGAACCAAGTTCCAATCGGGCAGGAATCCACCTACGATCTTGTGTATTTGGTGCAATGGCAACCAGCCAGCGCAGTCGATCCGTACATTGGAGAATCCGGGTTGTTTGGTGCGGTGCCTGGGGTGCGCCAGCGGTTGCCGTCTGCAATCTACGGCAGCAGTTCGCTGCTCAAGACGTTCGTTTGTCGAAGCGTTGACGCGCAGCCGGTGCGGGAACAAATCTACACATGGGTAGTCACTTGCCGATTCGGTTCGCCGCAAGTGATCGTTGGTGAGGAAACCGGGCAGCACGTTCAGGTGACGAGGCAAGCGCAGACGAGGCAAGCAAACGTGTGGCGCATCGGGCCAACGATCCCGAGCAACGGTGATGTGACATGGCCCACGGGAGTTGTTGACATTGCCGGAACCAAAGTTGACGTTGCGGGAAATCCAGTCAGTTACGAAATCCCGCAGATGCAAATCTCCATGGAGATTCTGTGGGATCGCACCGGGCAGAACGGTTTGAATGCCGTTGGCGAACCGCCGACAAGCCTATACAGCAGTTACATCGGCACCCGCAACAGCGTGTCCTTCCTTGGCTGCGACATTGGAACCATGGTCTACCGTGGTTTCACCGTCAGCCCGCAAAATGAGTACTACCGCATCCAGCACCAATGGTTGTGGGATCAGATGTACCACTTGGATCAGATTGCATTGCCGATGCCGGACGGCGCGCCCGTCTGCGAATCCATCGTCACAATTGCGGGGCTTGATGTGCTGCAATGCACCAAGGTTGGTTTCTTCCAGAAGTACCCGAGCAAGACCAATCACACCAGTTTGTTCAGCGCAACCGCGCTGGCCGAACTAACCGCACCCAAACCAACTGCCGTCTGATGACCTGGGCGCGCCCCATCTTCAACAGCGGTTTCTTTGGACGGGCCAACCGTTCCGTTGTCAACACATGGATGCGCGGCAGTTCCATGGCCGTGGCGAACGAAGAAACGTTCGCGTGGGCGCGCCGACAGATGAATGCAGGGAACGTGCAGGACATGGGATTGGTCACGCTGGAGAGTGCCAGCCTAATCAGCGGCGCGAATCCGCACCGATGGAAGTACGTCACCAAAGCCGCATACCCGGACAACCCCGATGGGCTTGCTGGCGTGATCCTCCCAACCGAGGTGAGGCGCACATACATCAAGGCGTACAACTTGCGCGAGTGGTACAACACCGCGCTCTACATCGACAACATGCCAAACAACGCGCCAGCCGTCACCATCGGCCCGGTTGGTAGCCGTTGGGACAACACATGGGCACTCTCGCCGCTGTACGCGCTGGTGCAGTTGTTCGTGACGAGGGATCGTGCGGGAAAGCCGTTCCCTTTCTTTGATCGACCAAATCCCGTGAGGTGCAGTTGATGGCAAACCTAACACTCGCAACCGCAATCTTGCCGCAGCGCATCGTGATCGGAAGCCAGTTTGAGTTGGATTTCCACGCCCACGAAAGCGGGCAGAACTTCAACTGGAGCGGCTACACGCCGAAGGCAACCATCACCATCGGCCCGAGCATCACCACAACCATCACGGGCACGGTTGTCAATCAGGGCGGCGGTACCGCCAAGATCACTTTGAGCAGGGCGCAAACCGTTGACTGGAGGAATTACCCCGGAACGTATGGGGAAATCCTGCTGTTTGCGTATAGCGCGCAGACAAGCCGAGCCATTGCCGTTGTGCCGTTCCAAATCTCTGTGGAGGAAATCCCGTGAACAACTACATTCGCGCGCTCGCCATTGCGAACGGTTCCGAAACTGGATCGTGGGGACAAATCACGGGATCGTTTTCGGTTCCCGTGCTTGGCACAACTGTTTGGGCAACCAAAACTGGCGGAACAACCAATCTTGCAAATGCCAACTATCTGAATCTCACAAACGGAATTTCAGGCAACGAAATTCGCATGATGGTTCAGGACTGCGACACTTGCAACGCATACCAAGTGGTTTATTGCGTGCGCGGCGGCACTCCGGTGATTGCGTCTGGAGGCTGGGAAAGCAAATCAAGGACAACCGAGATTGCCATTGGTTTGTTCATGGATGATGCGTGGGCGGATTTTGGAACCATCTCCGTGCAGGAGAGGAGCAACAACGGCGATGTGGAATATCTCATCAAGTTTGATGTTGTTGGCCTGTAGCGTTGCCGCTGGCTGCACCAGCCCAACGGCAACGATTGCGCGCGAAGCGGTGAACGTGCGCGAGTCTGCCGCCCGTGCTGCCGCCCACGTTGATGCCGCCCACGCCGAACTGATGACGATTGCGGAGAGCGCGAACGAAGTAAGCAGGGCAACCGCCTACGTTTCCGATGACGAATCGCCGCTGCTGCAAGGACTGAAGTACGCAAGCATCATCTGCGGTGCCCTGGCTGTTGGTGCCGTGGCCTACACAATCAAGACGAGGACATGAGATGCAGGAATGGCAAATCACCGTATGGGCAATCTCGCTGATGGTGGCGATGTTCTGCGCTGGCTGCTCGTTTGGCTACACGTTCTCTCGCAACAAAAGCAGGAAGGTTTCCCATGCTCGCAAGCGTTGAATCCACGTTGGGCAGTCTCTGGTTTGGCGTGATGCTTGGCCTGATCGGGCTTGTTGGAGGCTGGCTGTATTGCCAGCGCACCGGAAAGCGGAAATGAGGCGGCGTTGCTGCTGTGCATCAGGCGGGAACGGATGCTGCTTCACCTTTCAGGTGACGGCCAGCCACATCCAGTATTCAACGCTCAACTGCACGGTGACGAATTGCAACCTTCCCGGCGCGGGAGATTGCGAAACGATCAAATCGTTTAGCGTCACGAACAACTACACGAATTGCCAACTGGCCGCACTTGGCGCGCAGCAGTTCGTTGTTTCAACGGCACCGGCTGGTGCCGATGCAAACTGCGAATGCTATGACCAACGTTGCGTCTATTCGTGGACTCCAACCAGTATCACCTTCACGCGCCAACTCAACTTCACGCTTGGTTGCACGGGATCGGTACCGCAAACAAGCGGCACGGGCAACATCACGGTGAGCCGCACACAGGCACCGCCATGCCCGTTGCCCAATTTCCCGTATTGCGGTTGTTGCGGCGGGCCAAGGTACTCAACCGTCAAGATCGGGTATTCCGCATCCATCAACAACCAAACCGTGAACGGTGCCTGCGGCACCGCCGAATACTGGAACTATTGGGATGGCGGATCGAAGACGGCGTGGTGGACTACGTTTGAGTTGACGTACTGTTGGGACAACCAAGCACCGTGCGTATTGACGTTGAAATCCATTCGTGGCTATTCAGCGTCACCAGCACCGAGCAGCGGCCCTGGCATTGCTGGCGATGATTGCGATTGCAACGGCGGGCTTGGCAACATGGTGATTGGGACAACGTGTGCCGCCAGCCAAACCGATTTCTGCGCCCCGTTTACGGGTGCTGGCGCGCTGCTGTACCAGTTGGCCGGGGAACCGCCAATGACCCTCAACGGGAGTACTTGCTCATGCCCGTAGTCCGAAGCCACAACCGAGGCCAGCCGCCAGCCGATCAACTGCCGGGGCTTGGGGATGCCGTGGCCGCAGCCACAACCGCCGCAGGAATCAAGCCTTGCGGCGGCTGCGCCCGCCGGAAAGCCGCCATGAACCGCGCCACGCCCGGATGGTTGAAGCGGGTGCTTCATGGAATATTCGTCCGTGTGAAGCAAATACTGCACCCCAGCCGATAGATTGCAATGGCGGGCACACCCCGCAGAAAGGGATTGCAGATGAGAGTGAAGCAAGGAAGCACCCAACAGGTGCGGATTTCATCGGAGTTGTGCGAACTGGTGACGAAGAGCGCGCACACAAACCGCCGCACGTTCCGGGCGCAACTGGAACTGCTGCTGGAAACCGGGCTGGGCGTGGCCGAGGTTGCGACCAAGGAAACGCGAGAGGAGGCACCCAGCCATGGCGAATGAAATCGTGCTGGCTACCCCGATTGCGCCCGCCGAACTGGTGAAGCGCAACGAGGAAGCAATCATGGCCGTGCGCCCGGTGGTTGAGAAGCACCACATTGCGGTGATCGGCGGCAAGCGGTATTTGGGCGTGACGGGCGCACAGGCCATTGCCACGGCGATGGGCTACACCACGGGGCTGGAATCCCTGCGGTACGTCCCGCCTTCCGATCACATGGCGGGCTACTGGGAGGCAATCGTTGCCGTGCTGCTGGACGGGCGCACCGTTGGCCGTGGTGCCGGGTGCGTGTTTGACAACGAGTCGCCCTGGAGCAAGCGGCCCCAGTTCGCGCGGCAGATGATGGCGCAGACGCGCGGCACCGGGCGCGCCTTGAAAGGCGTGATGGGCTGGGCCTGCGCCATCGTCAACGCGGAAAGTTCGTTGGCCGAGGAGATGCCAGCCGAGCAGGACGAACGGCCAGCACCGCGCAAGGCTGCGGATGTGGTTGCCATCGAAGCCGAGCGCATCGTTGAAGGCGTGTGCGCTGGCGTGGAATCCGGCAAGGGCAAGCGTGGCACCGCCTACTGGCGTGTCGGGCTTGAATCCTCCAGCGGCGGTACGGATTGGTTTGTGAGTCTGACTGCGGTGCCTGATCTCACCGGGCACATCGTGGAACTGCGGATCGGCAAGCGCGTGGTTGACGGCGTTTCGCGCGATGTGGTTACTAGCGTCACAGACAAGGAAGGTGCGTAATGGCAAGAATTCTTGTGGCGTGCGAAGAAAGCCAAGCGGTTACTAAAGAATTCCGCTGCTTGGGGCATGAGGCGTATTCGTGCGATCTGCAACCATGCACGGGCGGGATTCCAGAATGGCACTATCAGCGAGATGTGCTCCCGTTGCTTGAAGAAAGTTGGGATTTGATTGTGGCGTTTCCCCCATGCACGCACTTGGCAACGTCTGGAGCGCGTTGGTTTCAGGAGAAACGGAGTGACGGCAGGCAGCAGCAAGCGATTGATTTCTTCATGGCGATTGCAAGTGCCAAATGCCCACGTATTGCGATTGAAAATCCCGTTGGCATCATGTCTAGCGTTTGGCGCAAGCCAGATCAGATCATTCAACCGTATGAGTTTGGCGATTCATTTAGCAAGCAAACTTGTCTTTGGTTGAAGTGGCTACCGCAGTTGAAACCGACACAGGTCGTCGACCGAGGGGAACGAGTACGGTTTGAGAGCGGGAAATCAATGCCGAAGTGGTATGCGGATTTGTACCGATTGCCACCTAACGAGCGGGCCAGTGCCCGTTCAAAGACATTCCCGGGAATTGCCAAAGCAATTGCAATCCAGTGGGGATCAATTCTATGAGCCTAGAGAAGATTGACCCGGAGTGTGTGCGCGGCGTGGCGCGCGTGGATCAGGACATGGCACGCATCAAGGACATCGTAAAGAGTCAGAAACCCGCGGCCGTGGAATCCGCAATTGAGGCGGTGATGCGGCTAGAGCATGATTCGTTTGAGGCGATGCGCCCGATTGCCATTGCGATGATGGAGCACGGTTGGAACGATGCGAAGATCGAACGTGCGATGGGCAAACTGGCGAAGCACACGCTAGCAACGCCTGATGCGTGGCTGATTTCCCTGCTGGCTATCTACGGATGGAACCGCATGGCCGAGGAGATTTGCGATGCGCGCAAGATGGATGCCGGAATATGTGATTAGCGAAGAGTCGCAACGGCTGTTGGACGAAGCCGCCTCGCTACGCACCTTGGATGCCGTGTCGGAGCGGCGAGAGGATCGCTACCCGCTGGGAGGCCATTCCCAGCGGGTGCGATTCGATCAGAACGGGTTTGCCGCCGAAGCCGTGGTTCGGCACCATTTCGACATTGAGCCGATGCCGCGCGTGGCCCCGTACCGGCATGGATCGGCAGACATGGTGCTGGGCACAAAGCGGCTGGATGTGAAATGCACCGAGCATCGGCACGGCGTGTTGCAGCGTCACAAACGGGGCAGTTCAAATGCCGATGCCTACATCTTGGTGCTGCGTAACGGGTTGAGGTACACGATTTCAGGCTGGTTGCCAGCCAAGGACTTGATGAGAGATGAAAACCAAGGAACGGGACGGTGGGCGCAAGCGTGGATCGCGCGCCAAGAGCAATTGCGGTGCATCACCTTCCTCCGGGCATGGTGCCTGGGCGATGCAGCGTGAGATTTGGGCCATGGAAATCAGCAGCCGAAGCAAGATCGTGCTGCTTGCTTTGGCCGACTATGGAGCAACGGCGTGGCCGAGTCAGGGCAAGTTGGCGCGCAAGTGTGGCATGAGCAGGGCGAGCCTCCAGCGGGTGCTTGACGGGTTGCGCCGGGACAACTTGGTAGCAACCAGCAGCAACGGGAAGGCACTCACCTACTGCCTCAAATTGAGGCATCAGATGCCTCAAATTGAGGCAGGAGATGCCTCAAAACGAGGCAGGGATCAGAACA